TTAGATCGGCACACTGACTCGAACAGCCCCGCCGAATGAAGCGGCACTGACACAAGCGCAGTCAGCACGCTCGTTTGCCACTCGGACTCCAAATCATTTGTATTCATCGACATACTGTGATGGAACGTGGATTGCGGCGGATGGCCGTTGTTGTGTGCCTCCCACTGTTTCGAGCATCCCCGCCACGTTTCGGGTAGCCGTCTATCTCCGCCGCCGAACTTGGATCGCTGCACCACGCAAGTCCGCTGAAAATCTGAGGGGCAGGCGTGGACTCGAACCCCATTCGTTTAGCCACTCCTCGCGGCGCCGGAAACCAATCCGGCTTACCCGCCCCACACTGAGTATATCAGTAGCCTGTTCCGCTGACTTGACATGTCCGTGATGACCTCCGGCGGTTGCTTCGTGAGTTACCGCCGGAAACGATATCCGCTGACAGCGCGCAAGGTGAATGCACCACTGATACCACGCCGGCAAGTGGACCGCTTCATTGAATCCGTGCTGACGGCAACGGGCCGGCGCATCACTCGAGGTTATGAGGATTCCCGCCAGTATTAATTCGGTAAATACCGCTTGCAGCCGATCTTCGATTTCGCTAAAATCGCGGGGTCGCGCGCGACTCACTCGGAAGGAGTGTAATACCGATTGGTCTTCCTCCGGCGCAATCCGCCGACGCGACCGACGCTCCGCTTACGTGCTTCGTCCCTCATCCGGGGCCGGCAGTTCCTTCGGCAGCCTGGCCAACCTCTCCGCACGCTTCGCCCGCAGAACGTCGGCGTCGATCACTGTCGATACCGTGGCGTCGATGTTCAGCCGGTCGCCGTACTTTTCTGGACGGAGCTTCGACAACAGCCACTTGCGCGTGTCGATTTGCAGCCGGCTGCGGTCTACCATATCCCCAGTCACGACTTTGACCTCTTCGACTTTTTCCGCGCCGGCGCCGGCGCACATGTCGGAGCCATCCTCGCTGTGTCGCCATCGGCGGATCCACCGCAGATCGCGGCCGCACGTCGAGCAAGTGCGCGCGATCTCCTTGCGCTCCGTCTTATCGCCAGGCCGGCACTCGTCAGCGAGCGCGATTATTTCGTCAGCCAAAACATCCAAACCTTCCGCTCTCGCGCGCGCGTAACGATCTGAAAACAAAGCATCCTTTACGGCCCAGCCAATTACCGTGGTCGATGCAGGCATGTGGTCATCCAGGCAGATGTGGCGCAGGGTTTCGCCGGCTGCAAGACGCGCGCATATCTCGTCGGATATCTCAGGGGTGTAGAGCGATGGTCGGCCGGCTGTCATGCTCCGATTTTATCGCAAAATACAGGATTTACCCGATTGCTCCAGCACTCGGAAAGTCACATACTAGAGATGTCAGCAAAAGGCCGCTACCAACGGCCAGGAGAATAAAATGGCACAACAAACGATAAACGATTTAACCAGCCGCTGCGAATGCTGCGGACAGATCACTCACAGCAATCGCCTCCACAACGTAACAGGGATCATCCCTTACCCCGCACTGCCTGCGGCGATTTGCGGCGATTGCCACAATACTCTGATCGACCTGGAGATGCAATTCCGCGCGCCGCAAACGCTTGGGAATGTGCGAGCGGCCCGCACAGCCTCTGCCGCGTGATACGCCGGATGCCGGCCTCCGCGCGCGGCGCAGCCTCTCGGGTGGTACCGGGCACGGGGAGTAGGCAAGCTCCCCGAAAACTAAAAAGGAGAAATCATGTTTCAGCCGTTTGCAATCAGTTTCCACGCTCGCCAGGTCGACGACTGCCGAATGTTCATCGAGGCGAATGATCCAGTGAGTGCTGGAGCGCCGTACTACGCGCTTCATTTCGGAGATCGCGATCTGACTATCTTCCTGCGCGACGAGCAGCGCCGCCAGTTGCTCGACATCCTCAGCAGCGCGCCGCCGCTGCCGAAGTCGGACGCGCAGATCGACGCGGAGCGCGAGGACGAGGCTCGCATGCCATCTATGACTCGTGATGGTGCAGTGCGCGAAGGTGACCCGGCCCCCGACCCGGTAGCTCCAATCTTCGCGGCTGCACAGCATGCAGCGCGCAACGCCGGAGTCGCCGAGCCGCTGCGCAGCATGCTCAATGCCATCTCGCCGGAGGTGCCGCGTGCGGCCATGGGCAGTCGCGACATGCACTTGCGCCGCTACATGAGCGAGTGCGCCAGCGGCCTTTGGCGCGTAGGAGGTCCCGATGCCGAGTTCTGAACTGGCTCGGGTTACCAATGAGGGCGAGTTGGCGCGCCAGCCGACGCCGATGGAGATGATAGCCGCAATCGCCCGCGACCCGAGCATTCCGATTGACCGGATATCGGCGCTCATCGGGCTGCAGGAACGCATGGAAGCCCGCGAAGCGGAAAAGGAATTCAATCGCGACTTCGCGGCGGCTATGCTGGATATGCCGCGAGTCGCCAAGCGCGGCCGGAAGGATATGGGTGGCAAGGGAGTCATCATGTACGCCACCTATGAGGATCTGGACGCGGTAATTCGGCCCATCGAAGCGCGACACGGCTTCGCGCGCAGTTTCGCCACTCGGATCACTGAAAAGGGATGGGCGATGGTCCTGCGACTGACGCACCGGGCCGGACACTCGATCACCTCCGAGCGCCCGTGCAAGGCCGACCCTGGACCGGGCCGCAACGACATCCAGGCTGAAGGCAGCGGCGAATCGTACGCGCGGCGCTACCTGACGCTTTCCACCTGGAACGTGGTGACGGTCGGCGCCGACGACGACGCCAACTCGGCGGACCCGATCAGCGATGAGCAGGCTGCCGACCTGCACGACATGCTCGACGCGCTGGCGATGACGCCGACGCAGGCAGAGCGATTCTGGTCCTGGGTGGGGCCGCCGGCGGTCAACGTGGCGACCATCCAACGCAAGGACTTTGCGCGTGTGGCGGCATGGCTTCGCCAGCGCGTGAAGGCATCGGGAGGTGGAAAGTGACCGAATCGACGGAATTGATGATTGTCAAGGCAGTGGCACGAGAACTCGCAAGGCAAGAGCGTGAGCGAAAGGACGCCCAAGAGGCGCAGGAAAAGCGCGAGGCCGTACGCGCCGAGATCATATCTGACTTATTTATGGTGAACGTTAACGGCACAGTAGAAGGGATCTCGGACGGCATCTTGGCTGGCCGCGTGCGCCATGTAAAGGTGGTGTTTTGATGCCTAACTACCGCTATGACCTCACGCAGGGCACGGAAGCCTGGCTGGAGGCACGACTGGGGATCCCGACAGCATCGGAGTTCGACCGCATCATCACTCCGGCCAAACTCCAACTCGCCAGCGCCAGCACGAAGTACATGCACCTCAAGCTGGCCGAGTGGATGGCCGGCGTGCCGCTGGACTTTTTCGAGGACAAGCCGCCTATCAAGGGATGGCGAGAGCGCGGCACGCTGCTGGAGCCCGAGGCGGTGCGCTACTACGAGATGGAGCGCGACGTCGAGACCACTGTAGTCGGGCTGGTCACCACAGACGACGGCATGATCGGCGCGAGCCCCGACCGACTGGTTACCGATCCGCTTGACTCGACACCGGGGCTGCTCGAGCAGAAGTGCCCGGCGCTCGAAACGCACGTCGGCTATATGCTCGATCCGGCGTCCCTAGTCGCAGAGTACCGCCTTCAGGTGCAGGGGCAACTGTGGGTCTGCCAACGCGAGTGGTGTGACATGCAGAGCTACTACCCCGGTTTCCCGAGCGTCATTGTCCGGGTATATCGCGAGCAGAAGGTCCAGGACGCGCTGTCCATCCACATCCCTACCTTCGTCGCCGACATGCTGGGGGCGCGCGTTATACTGCTGGCGCAGTACGGCGAGCTCCGGCGCGAGCGGATCGGCGTGGCGAAGGCCGCCGAGATCCTGGAGTCCCGGCGCGGTGCGCACGACGAGTGGATGGATTCGCCGGTGGGAGGTGTGGTGTGAATCGCACGACTCCCGAGCTTAAAACTCTATCGGTGCGGCAGCGGCAAATGTTCGACATGCTTTGTAACGGTATGACGCAGAAGGAGATAGCCAAATACTTAGGACTTTCGGAAAAGACCGTCAACGCCCACATTTACATAACCATGAAGAAGCTGCAAGTGAGCAACCGGGCCGAGTTAGTTTCCTGTCGTCCTTGTCCGCAGTGCGGGTACGTGCGCAAAAGGACCGGAGGTGTGGTGTGATTTCCGAAGCTGTCGACGCCTATCTCGCAGAGCGACAGGAGTTCCACGAGGACCGCATGGATGGGGATGATGGGGATGATCACGAGAAAAAAGAGCAGCGCATTGTCAATCTGCGCTCCAAATTGGAGAGAGCTTCCGAGGCAGCGGCGGAAGATTACCGGCTGCTGATCGAGGAATTGCGCGAAACACAGGACGCACTCAGGAGTATCGAATGAGCTCCGACACCGGCCTCGACATCGGCCGCCGGGTGAAAGCCAAGCGAATCGCCGCGGCCATCCGCAGCCTGGGCGGTGGCGCCCACGAGGCGCGGCAACTGTCGGACGCTGAGTGGTTGCTCGCGGATAAACTATCGCGCCAGCAGACAGGCATGGGCGTGGTACGCGCTGGGAAGGCAGACAAGCCACCTTCCGATGTCACCCGCGCCCTGGTGATCGAGATCCTGTCGCGACCGGACGACAGCCCGCGTGACTGTGATGTCCCGCCGGAGCGATAACTATCGCGTACCGGGTTAATTCCCGATTTCCCCGGAGCGCGGAAAGGATCAGTATAGAGACATGCCAAACGAAACAATTCCAGACCGAGCAAGCGACAGCGGACCGGAGCAGGACCCGCCGATGGATTGGCGCGACTACATCGACGTCGCCCGCGACGCCGCGCTGAGGGCGGCACGGGCGGAGCAGGACGAAGCTGGCGCGCGCTGCCGACCGGAGTGGAAGAACAGGGCGCGCATCCGGCACATAGAAGATGCCATCGCAGCGCTGCAAGAGGCCAAGGAGTTGCTATGCCGATAGACCAACTGACGAAGCGCTACGATACGCTGGCCGACCAGATGGTGGAGACGTTGTTCGACAGCCACCTGGACCTTGAGCAGTTTCTGCCGGCCCTCGCGGCGGCGATGGAATCGCGGGTAAAAAGCATCAAGGCCGATGCCGACGATTACTGGATAGCGGACCTTAACTGGGCTGACCATCAGGAGCGTGATACAAAGCTCCTGCTTTCCGGGCTCAAGGACGCAATCGACGACCTGTCGGTAGTAGACCTGCCTGCCGATATCATCGACCTGGCGCGTGTCAAGCGCGCCGCGTCAACGCTACTAAGTCTCAAACGGAGGATGGAAACATGCCGATAGCCAGCCAGCAGGAAGCCGCACTGGTCGCCCGCATGGCAGAGCGCGCCATCGAGGATGAGCAGTGGATGTGGGTCATGTTGTGCGCCGGCTGCACGGAGTCAGAGATCCGCGCGGCCATGAAAGGAGAATCGAATTGATATGCATGAGTGCCCAGACTGCGGAATGGCATGTGATTGTGATTGCGAAGACCTTGAGCAAGACGCTCCTGACGATTGCTCCTGCGACCACGAAGGCTCTAGGTTGGACGAATTTGGTGAGCCGATAAATTATGATAACGATTATGACTAACCAACTACCACCGCTTAACGGGATCGCGCGGAAGAAGCGCTCGGACGCCGGGGTCCTGCGAAAGTCCAGTATGGACACTTTCGCGGACCTGTTCCGCAGGATGTCGAAGTCTGAGCAATCGACGGCGCTCGAAGTCCTGCGCCAGATTCAACGGCTCGCGCTACCAGGCGAGCCACAGGAGGCCCAGAAGGATGATGTCAATGTCTGATAAACGAATGCTCAAGCGCATGGGAATCACCGCGCTTGACGCCGCCTCCGACCCGCATCACGAGTGCCTGGTCCGCTGGCTGGAGGAGCGCGAGAAGCGCTGCACGGCTGAGGCCTCACTCGTGCAGAACGCGCAGGCGTACCAGACGATTATGGAGCGCGCCGACGTGCTGGCCGAGCACTGGAGGCTCAAGGCGTGGTGCTTCGGCGTGCTGGCGGCCGTAATCTTCGTGCTGTCGGCGATACTGCTGGTGTTGCGCAGATGATCCGCCGACTGTGGTGCCGACTGTGGCACCGCTCCCCCATGTGGCCGATGCACGGACAGTGGGAATGCCGAAGGTGTGGTTGTAGATTTCCGAGTGACTACTAAGGCGAAACGTTGGAAAACTTACAAGAGCAACTGACAATCGCGAATGCAACCATTGAAGAGTGGACGCATCGCCGAACCAAGAAAGACGGGCTGAAAGTCAACTTTACGGTAAGTGCTCCACTGGGTGAACTGACATGCCAAGACTCTGCCGAATCGCCGAGAATTTCTTAACTTACCGATCTGAGGTAATTCCCCAAGACTCTCTGCCAGCGCAGATCGAGGAATTCCGCCGCGCATTCTTCGCTGGTGCCGTGGCGCTCTACTTACTTGTGATGGCTGGGTTATCGTCAAACCCCGGGGTCACGCCTGGAGATCTGTCTTTCATGGCAGATGTCGACGCCGAATTGACAGCGTTTCTGAAGAGCGTGACAAGCCGATGATATCCTCGCAGGCACCGACAGAGACTTCGGGTGCGTGGCTTGCAACAATGGCATCCCGATGGCTGAAGGGATCTCTGGACGGCACGCGAGCGGAGCGGACTGCACGCGAAGGGCAAGCGCTCGCCCCGCGCGGACAAGAGCACGGTGAACTGATGGACCCCGAGGCATATCTGGATTACTGCGGTTGTTGCGGACGAGAGATCCCGAGCGGAAATGATGGGGGTCTGTGGTGTTGGGACTGCACCCAGCATGTATTACCACGTCGTCCAGGTCTTCCACCGGGGGAGCGAACTTGGTGCGCTCAGTTTCCGGGGTCTGAGTGCCCTTATGTCGCCTCTTGAGATACCGGGCTTCGTAATCCGAGGCCCGGTCAGAAGTAAGAAAAATTCCCCCGTAGTCGTGAACATCGGACCGATGTGCATGCGATGTGGCAAGCGCGCCGGGTTCCCGAAGGTGCTACCGTCGGAGGCCTACCGCACTTGGGAAGCGGACGCCATCCGCCAGTGCACGCTGATCAAGCCGAAGCTCCGTGCGGCCGGCGTAGAGCTTCCCATCGTGCATCCCATCGGCATCGAGGCGCTGTTCTACCTGGCGCCGACCAAGAGCGGCGCTATGCGCCTCGACTGCCCCGACCTGTCCAACCTCATGGGGGCCGTCGCCGACATGCTCCAGGAGGCTGGAATCATCCAGGATGACAGATTAATCGCGGACTGGGACGGGAGTCGGCGTTTACTCGGGGAACCCCGCGTCGAGGTATTTATCACCGTGCTCGAAGAAATCCCCGTAAAGGAGAAGCTGTATGTCGAATCTGATGCCCGAGATTGACCGCGAGTGGCCGCAACTCCTCCCATCCGGAATCGCGGTCGGGACGCGCGCGGCGCATTCACGGAAGCCGCTCTGTATTGACCTCTACGCTGGCTTGGGAGGATGGACTGAAGGATTCCTGGCGGAAGGCTGGGACGTGGTGGGATTCGACAATGAGCGGCACGTGTACGGCGATCAGAGGTATCCCGCGCAACTCGTCTTGCAGGACGTGCTCACGCTGAATGGTCGCCAGTTCCGCAACGCCGATTGCATCGTTGCAAGCCCGCCGTGTCAAGAATTTTCGTATATGGCGATGCCCTGGAGTCGCGCAAAGCAGATAGCGGGCGCCCTACGCGGTGAGGTGCCATTCCCCGAGGGCTACACTGGATCGCGCACGGTCGCGGAACTGACGGCACTCTTTGACGCCTGTTTCCGCATTCAGCGGGAAGCGTGCGAAGCGGCCGGAAGATACATTCCGATGGTGGTCGAAAACGTCAGGGGCGCGCAGCCGTGGGTGGGCAAAGCGCGGGCGAACTTCGGGAGCTTCTATTTTTGGGGCGACGTGGCAATGGTGGGCGGGCAGGTAGTCACGGGGCGTCCGCAGTTCGGGCAGACAGTGAAGGCCGCGCGGAGGGGCATGAAGCGCAATCCTGACGGTACAGAGCATCCCCAGGGATCGTGGTTTGCCATCGCAGATTCGAAGGAACGCGGCAATCCTGGCGGATCATTCCAGACAGCGGCGGTGACTGGCGTAAAGCTTGGTCCGGAATGCGACGAAAGTTATCGATTTACGGAGCCGTGCCCGGGCACGGGAGTTAAAAATGCGCGGAACTGGTGGAGTGACGGAGAGGGAAGCCTGCCTGCCACAACTTCGTCGCACGGTTCCGCCCGCAAGGCCGCAAGCGCCCAAATCGCCAAGATTCCCTTTCCCCTCAGTTCGTACATTGCGCGGGCGTTCCGGCCATGACGAACGCCGAGAAAGATCGCGAGTGGGCGGCCGGCGTAAATCGAGAGGCGTTCGTGAGTAAGCCGCTGTGCATTGACCTATCTCGTCGAAGAAAACGGCTCTTGCTGGGAATGGAAACAGGGTTCGGGAGTATAATGTTTCGTGAGGTACGGCGCGTCGCACGGCCTCAACGGATGGCTGGACCGCGGCGGGGTGCTCCAACACCTCGCCACCAGCCCACCCTTGGAGGGGTGACCGATGAACAAAAACACCGTTTCAGCGGAATGTTACGAAGGCATGCACGAAGCGTGCGTTTGTGAGAATGCTTGCGCTTGCTCCTGCCATCAAGAGGATGAATGTTCCGATACTGATTGGGACGAGGAATGGCCGGAAGAGCTCGCATGAGGTGGATAAAGCACATGACCGCCACCGCTTCAGACGAAAAGGTCGCTGCTTACCTTGATGATTGCGGACCGGCACACCGCCATGAGGGGTACGGATTCTTTTGGATGCTCCTGGAAACGGTGGCCGTGCAGATCGAAAGTGGGAGCAACAAATGCTCCGCTACCTACACGCTACCTACCTGGTCACGTCTGCTTTACTGCCATCATCACACGGTGGGTAAGTACCTAGGTAAGCTGGAGGTAACAGGTATGGTAACGGTCAGGAAGGATGGAGGTAAAATTGAGGTAACAATCCCTAACTTGTTGAAATATAGGGACGAATACAGCAAAAAATCCGGACAAGATCCGGAGAGTGTCCGGAGCAAGAACAGAGACAGAGACAGAGAAAGAACAGACACAGAGCAGAGAAGCGATGCCGCGCCTACCACGGTCCCCGACCGCTTCGCGGAATTCATCGAACCTTGGCCGCGGGTAGCAAAACCGGACCAGGCCGCGCGCATGTGGATCTCGGTGATTGACACTCCGGCAGATGAGGCGGCGGCGTTTGCCGCGCGCGACCGGTATCTAGCCAGCGACGAAGTGTCGCGCGGGATTGTGGGGGATCCGGCGCGGTGGCTGCAAGACCAGAAGTCGGCGAATTGGGGTGGAAAGTGGCCCACTGCAATAGCACGCCCGCAGAACGGTAGCGCGAGCACGGTTGACCGAGCACTAGCCACGATGATTGACAGAGCGTCAAAAGGAGAAAGACCCGCATGAATCCGAAACGTGTACTCGAAATGCTCGCCGAGTTGGCGATGCTGCGTTTTTTCCCTGCCCGCAACTCGGCCGTGCTGATTGGACTGGCTCGGCTCGTAAACCAAATGTGCGCCGACGAATCCCAGGTGCGGTGGCTGGTAGACCGCATGACGAGTGGCATTTACGCCGAGTGGCCCGGCCCCCAGGAAATGCGCGCGTGCTTCTGCTCGCGGTTCAAGCCGAAGGACGGGCTCAACGCCTATTCGACTGTGTACCCGGACGGGATACCGCTGAGAGAATCGCGGGCGCGGATAGATCCTCCGCCTGTGCGCGTTTTCCTGACTGCCCCAGAAGGCGAAGAATCCCGCTTCCACAAAGACTGGGAAGCCAACAAACAGCGCTCCAAAATCGCTCAAGTGGTCCCCGATTTCAATCCGATCACCCATGAAGACGTAAACGAAGCGGTGCGTAAAGTTCGCGAGGAGAAAAGGAAGCCGAAGGGGAAGGAATGAAACGCAAGACGAAGCGACCGCTGCCGCCATCGTGCAGCCTGTGCCGGCCACTCGGCGGCAACTGGCGGCAGAATGACGACGGCAGCGTGGAGCGGTGCGACTGCCCGCGAGGCAGGGCGCTGGCGGCTGGCCCTGCGTGGAACCGACCGGATAAACTGGCACACGATGGCCGCATGGCAGGAGCGGGCGCATGACCCGCCAATCCGACCTGACGCGCCGGGACAACGAGCGGGAACTCGAGCGGCGCATGGTCCGCGCAGCCCTGTGCGTCCAGCCGAAGCGCGTGTCGACGCTCACCGGCGCCCAGGTATTCTGGCGGTCGGAAATCACTCTGGCCGACGTGCGCACCGGCCGCGAGTACGAGCGCGCTGCCATCGCGGCGGCCGAGCGCGAAGCGGAAAGGTGGACCGCTGGCCGCCGTCGCGTGTCAGCTAGCGGAGGAGCGGCGCGGAGTATCGCATGACGAAATTCGTCTATCGCGTCTACGACTGGCAGCACGTCGCGAAGTTTCTCGAAAATGTCCTGAAAGCGGAACAGACTACTGCTTCACCACAGACCCAGCCTGCACTGTAGGGCCAGATCGTATGCCACCGGATGGAGGAGGGACGTACTGATAGGCTCCGATGTCCCAAGGGCCGGAGGAGGGGCGAAGAACGGGAACAACCGTGGCTCCGTCACTCGTGGCACTGCAAAGGGGCGTTAGACTTCCGATGCAGAAACCTGTTAGATTTGTTCCGGCTCCGACCACGGGGCTTCCAGATTGCGGAGCGCCAGTGGCACTTAGCATCGGCGCGGAGTTCTGAGTGGAATGCGAATCGCATGAACAGGCAGTCTTCCAAGCCGAAAGGCTCCCCTCGAAGCTGCCATTCCAGGTAAAACAATTGCCGAAATTACAGAGAGCCGAGCCATATAGATTGTAGTCTATTTGGCCTCCCGAATATCCGCTTATCGCAATCGGATTATCGATCCCCGTGATTACATTATTCGTGACGTTGACAGACGTATTACTGGGATAATACGAGAAGGCCAGAGCATTATTAGCGACCCCAGGGCCAACAAGGGTATTGTTAAGCGAGTAAAGCAGCCCACCGCCGCTGTTACTGGCCGTAACCCATCCGTTCGTATTTTCAAAGGTGGCATTGACAACGACGAAGACGTTATTCCACATGTAGAAACCGTTGATATTCGGATTCACATTGTCCGTGTAGATAAAGCCCGTCGGACAAACGCCCCAATCGCCGCCGAACCAGTTGTTGTAGACGTAGATCCCGGCCATCGAGCTCGCTCCGCTACCGAAGTAATGGATACCGTCCTTGTGGTTTGGGCATCCAGAAGCGTCCCAATTCAGCCCGGCTGGTCCGATTTGGTTATCATGGATGATGCTGCATGGGCCAGTGCATGCCGCACCGGAGCTCCCCGCTGCCACAGCAAATGCATGGCCGAAGGTGCTAAACGTATTGTTATAAGCTTGAAAGTTGGTCGTGTTGTTGAGATAAAAGAACTCGACACACCAACCACAATTGTTGATCGCGTTGCCGACGAGAGAGACGTTTGAACTGTTTGCAATCAGGGCCACCTCGTTGGTACTGTTTTCGCTAGCGGCATTCTGAACTTCAATGTAGGTAGGACCGACGATGAGGTTCTGAACCGTGCAGTTCGAGCAGTTCTGTATATCCAGCAAGGTTGAAGTCTGTTCGTAAGAACAAGTACCCGCCGGACAACTGCCTGAGGACGCGCCATTTGAACTGTTTCGGATGGTCCCGGACTGGCCGTTTCCATCGATCACGATATAGCTCTCGCCGTTGGCCGAGATGCATCCTCCGGCCGACCCCCCGGCCGCTGGGGGACAGTATGGCGCCTGAACGATAGCCCCAGGTGCAAAAGTCAGCGTAATCGGACTGCCGCCCGAGCCACTGCCCTGAAATGTCAACACAGTACTGCCCGCGGAACCGCTAATTGTCCCGCATATATACACGGTGCTTCCAGGCCCGATCTGGACTCCGCTTGGGGTGCCACTTGTCCAATTTCCTGGCGTGTTGAAATAGGCGTAGGCGTACGCATTCGCGCAACTACTTCCGTTCGCGCTTCCCGCTGCACTTTGCGCGATGTAAATATTG